CATAGTGATGGTTTTATTACTATCGCTGATGATGTGGTTACAACAGACTCTGCTACTTCAGCTTTAGCTGATTTAACTGTTGCATCTAAATATATACACAATAGTATTACAGCTTGTGCTGCTATCGTTGTACAAAGTGGTAGTGCCGCTGGATATGGTGTACATGAATACTACGAAGTAGTATCTCCAATGGCTGCTGATGACGATGATGTAGCTGCTTCTTTATCAGTTAAGCTCCCAGCTCAAGCTATTATTTTAGATGCAGCTTTAGTTGCTGTAGAATTAGCTGGTACCAACCACGGATTGTTAGCCTTAGAAGTACATAACGCTGCTGTGGCTGATGATGCTGCTTCTGGTGGTACTGAAATTGTAGGTGAAGACGTTTCTGGTAATGTTTCTGTTCCAGATAACGATTTAGATCTAGATGCTGCTGCTGGTGTACTTGGTAGTGTAATTACTATGGGTACTTTAGCAAATGTTCAAAGAGGTACTGATGAAACGTTTTTACATGTAACAGCTAAAGAAGATTTAAGTTCTATGACAGGTACTCCAAAAGTTGGTGTATATGTTAAGTACATAGGTGGAGCACCTATTCTTCTGTAATATTAACTAAATTATAAACTTTAAAAACTAAAAAAATGAGAAAGTATTTTTATTTTAGAGATGTAGCTGATGAAGCAAATGATGATGATATTTCATCTTCAATAGCTATACCGGTAGATGCTATTACAGGTATAGTTCCAACAGCTATTACAACTCTAGACCTTTATTTTAAAAACGACGGTGCTGTTGCTACTCAAAAAGCAACTTTAACTTGCACAAGAGGTAAATTGCAAGAAGTATGTGCTGCTATTGCTAGCGCTGCTAACGCGAATCCTCACAACCCAGGGCTTCATGTTGTAGCTGATATTATGACTACTACAAATGGTGCTTCTTCTATACAAGGTAACGATCAAACTGTTGCTTCTAGATTTACACACCCTGATATTACTAGTGTAGCTATAGCGCAGGGCTAGTGAGATTAACCGCGCAAGATTTGCGTGATATGAATATCCTTAAGTATTACAGGCTCACTAGAAAGTGGGTCTGTAAAACTTACGGGTTAAAAGACGCAGACTTAGAATTATTAATTTATTTAGATTGTAAAGGAAGATTTACACGAAACGATTTTATCAACGGAGTTTACACATATTCGTGGGATAAAGCAAGATGGGAGAGATTAAAAAGAGAAGGTTGGATAGAAACTTGGAGGCATCGTAATAGAACTACTATTATGTACTCTGTATTTAAAACCTCGTGGAAATGCTCTCAAATGATTAGTAGGATATATAGAATCCTATTAGGTGAGGAAGACTTACCCACTTCAGAGAGAAGTGTATTTTATAAGAATAAATCATACACAGACAAAGTTTACAATAAAGCTATAGATGATATGATTAAAGATAAAGATAGATAACTATGCCATACGGAAAAGGAACATACGGATCTAAGGTTGGAAGACCTAAAAAGAAAAAAACTACTAAGAAAAAGGGTAAAAAGAAGAAGAAGTAGTATGTGGAGTCTATTTAAAGATAAAAACGAAATAAACGAAAAGAACGTAGTTGGATTTGCGTCATTTGTAGTAATGTGTTTATTTGCTGTTGCTGATTTATTAACCAGCGTGCTAGCAGATAAAGATTTAATTATAAATGAAGTTGTTTATAATTCATTTGTATGGGTGACATTGGGATGTTTTGGAATTAGTTCGTTTGAAAAAGTAAAAAAGAAATAAAATTAAATTATGTTAGGAGGATTATTTTCAGGAGGCGCTGCTGACCTCGTTAAAGGTGTAGGTGGAGTTATAGATAACTTGCATACATCTAAAGAAGAAAAATTAGAAGCAGAAAGAAAAATAAAAGAATTAGTTGCTAATCATCAAATAGAAATGGAAAAAAACATTACTAGTAGATGGGAGGCAGATTTAAAATCAGATTCTTGGTTAAGCAAGAACGTTAGACCATTAGTCTTGATTTTTTTAATAATATGTACTATGTTGTTAATATTCATCGACGCAGGTACAATAAATTTCGAAGTCAAATCCTCATGGGTTGACTTATTACAACTAGTATTAATAACAGTGATCGGTGCTTATTTTGGCGGTAGATCACTAGAAAAAGTAAAAAAATAAAAATTATGACTAAATATTTTCAAGTAAAAGTACCTGTAGCAATACCTAGTGTTGCTACTACTGGTCAACACGCTGCTTTTGCAGATACTGATGTATTGTTTGATTGGACATCTTTTGAATTGCCTCGTCACGGCGCTAAATTAATTAATGTTGGTATGATAACAAGATCAAAAGGTGATGCAGGTACAACTGTAAATGAATTTGGTGTAGATCTGTTATTTTCTAGTACAAATACTAGAAGTTTGGGCACTTTAAATAGTGCTCCACCAGATAATTTAGCACACCAAAGAGATCTACAGGGACATGTAGAAATAATAGCTGGTAATTACGTACCGGATCTTGATTCGCATTCATTCGCTGATACAAGTAGAGTAGAAGGAAACGCGCCTAATATAGTATTGGTTCCAGATGCTACAGTAACAAGTGTACCTAAAACTATGTATGTGGGTGGAATTGCTAAAGGAGCGTTTGATTTTGAATCAGTATGTAGATCAACAGCAGCAAAAACAACTAGCGATGTTGCTATAGCTGTAGACGGTGTAGATGCTAGAAAATTATTTGCCGTAGGTGATACTCTAGTAAATACAACTACAGCAGATACAAGTGTTCAGACGGCATTAGGCACAATTTCTTCAATCGCTGATGCAAATACAATTACATTTGAAACTACATTAGAAGCAGCTGTAGCGGATAATGATTTCATATATAACAAATATCCAATTACATTAATACTATCATTTGAGATATAAATAAAACAAATTAAATTAACTTAAATTAAATAAAAATGGCAACAAGCAAAACAAAGGGCACTAATGCAAAAATTAAAGAACTTAAAGGTATTAAACCCGAAAAAGTTACTGACGAACAACTAAAAGAAGTACAAGATCTTATTAATAGTATAAATAGATCACAAATGGAACTAGGCCAAATAGAAACTAAAAAGCATGCTATATTACATAATATATCAGCACTACAAGAGGGAGTTGGTAGTATGAGAGATGCTTTTGAAAAGGACTATGGCACAGCTGATATTAATATTCAAGATGGTACTATAAATTATCCAAAAGAAAATGGCCAAGCTGATTCGTAAAATTTCCGTAGGTAAAGACTATAAAAATGATGCCATGCATTATGCCGTGGGGCAAGAAGTATATGGTGGTCATATTATATGCGATATTATAGAAGAAGATGATAAGTTTTCTGTCTACATTAAAAAAAACAAAGACGTCTTACCGTGGAAAGACTTTAATAAAAATATGGCAGTATCTGTCGAATATAACTTAGAATATTAAAAATTATGGGAACACCGTTTAAAATGAAAGGAATGAGTTTTGGAAACTCACCAATGAAACAAGACGATAAAGCAAAAGCTGCAAAAGTAGCGTATGAAAAAGCTAAAAAAGATGGAACTGTTAAATCTAATCCAGCGTGGAGAAACCTTGCTTTTAAAGCTGGTTTTACTAATGCTTTAGTTAAAAAAGGTGGAAAATGGCATCCAAAACCTTTTAGTAAAGCACAATAAAGTGAAAAGCGTATACAACTTTGTTGTAACGCCAAAAGGAGAAAGATATAACAATAAAAAGAAAGTTGGTGATTCAGAGTTAATACTTAATACTGAGGTTTTTAACCATCAATACATAAATAGAGAAGCTATTGTTATATCAACTCCAATCGTTGGTGATACAGATATAAAATCAGGAGATACAGTTATTGTACATCATAATGTATTTCGTAGATGGCATAATATAAAAAGTATTGAAAAGAATAGTAAAAGTTATTTTAACGAATCTACTTATATAATTTCTAAAGATCAAATCTTTTTATATAAAAGAAATAAAGAGTGGATAGCTCCGAAAGGTTATTGTTTTGTAAAACCTTTAAAAGCTCAAAATCCACTTAATATAGATTTAGAAAAACCTTTACAAGGTATTGTTAAATATTCAGATGGCACCGTAGAGGTTGACGACCTAGTTGGTTTTAGACCAAGTAGTGAATATGAGTTTATAGTCGATGGTGAAAGACTATATCGAGTTTTATCAAATTTTATTACAATCAAATATGAATATCAAGGAGACGAAGAAGAATATAATCCAAGCTGGGCAAAGAGCAGTTGAAGAGTTGATTAAAGTTGCTAAGGAACCTATTGTAGATTCAGACGACGATATTTCAGCAGATAGACTTAAAAATGCTGCGGCTACTAAAAAACTAGCTATATTTGACGCGTTTGAAATACTCAATAGAATACAGGAAGAAGAAAACCTTTTGGAAGGTAAAACGCCTGAAGAAAAGAAAGAAAGAGTATTTAAGGGATTTGCAGAAGGAAGATCTAAATAATGTACGAACAAACTTTATATAAAATAATCGAACCTATTAAGAAAACGACTATCAGTCGACTTAATAAGAGTAAAAAATGGAAATATGGATATGATAAAGAACATGACATCGTTGTTATCTCAAAAACTGGAAAAATTGGTGAAATCTATGAAATCCAAGGTTTGCGAATTGGCCTGCCGCTGGAACCAGTGCGAGGGGTGCACTTGCGGGAGAAAAATAAATGGGTAAAACAAGAATATCCTAAAGAATTAAAGAATATAAAAAACATCTTTGATTGGAGAAATTATCCAGACGAGCAAAAAGAACAGTGGTTTGATTATATAGATGAAGAATTTAAAAGAAGAGATGAAGGTTTTTGGTTTTATAATAACGGAAAACCAACTTATATAACAGGTACTCATTATATGTATCTTCAATGGAGTAAAATTGATGTTGGTGCTCCAGATTTTAGAGAGGCAAATAGATTGTTCTTTTTATTCTGGGAAGCTTGTAAAGCTGACAAAAGATGCTATGGTATGTGTTACCTTAAGAATAGACGTTCTGGATTTTCTTTTATGTCTTCAGCTGAAACAGTTAATTTAGCCACTCTTGCAAGTGATAGTAGATATGGTATACTATCTAAAACGGGTGCAGATGCTAAGAAGATGTTTACTGACAAAGTAGTTCCAATAAGTATAAACTATCCATTCTTTTTCAAACCGATACAAGATGGTATGGATCGTCCTAAGTCCGAACTTGCTTATAGAGTACCAGCGAGTAAGTTTACAAGAAAAAAAATTACAACTAACGAGAAGTTAGAAGATATACAAGGTTTGGATACAACTATTGACTGGAAGAATACTGGAGATAATAGTTATGACGGTGAAAAACTAAACCTATTAGTACACGATGAAAGTGGTAAATGGGAGAGACCCGATAATATTTTAAATAACTGGAGAGTTACAAAAACATGTTTACGATTAGGTAGTAGAATAGTTGGTAAATGTATGATGGGCTCTACTTCAAACGCTTTAGATAA